ATGCTCTGCCCCTGGCTGATCTTAGACCAGCCTTCGGTTCTGATTAGCTTATCTTACGACTTAGCCTTCCAGCTTAATTCCTCGATTTAACGCTGCCAATTTTATCTAGCAGCGGTGGTAGTGGTAACCGATGCGCCAGCAAAATTTTCTGATAATGCCATAGTGGTTATCTACTTTCCACGCTATTTTTTAGCGTAATTTGAAAGAACCTTACCCCAATTCCTCTGCCTCTCGTCTTTGTTCATTTCCGCGAACGGATTGACAGAGCGATCTGGCATTGGTGTAGAATATGATTCATTCGTTTTAACTTTCTGATTAAATGATCGAGTTACGAATTTCTGCAACTTTTCAGTTGGTAGATCAATCGCAAATTCTCGATCCTCGTCAGATAACTGATTAAGAAGGTCTTTTCGTACAGATTCTTTAATCTGCTGACCTTCTTCCGCCTGAGATTTGTACTCGTCTCGTTCTGACTTGTACTTGGTAGCTAGATCCTGCCACTCGTTGTTCTTCTGCATCTCTGCTTCGGCTTTTGCATCGAGTTGATCTTGCAATTCCTTTACCTTTGCTTCAGCTTCCTGGCGCTGGTGTCTGTATTTTTTCGCATCTGCGATAAGCTGTCCAACATCAGCGCTGCTGTCGGTACTTTCTTGAACATTACCTTGTTCTACAGGTTGCTCTTCCTGAGCGACTACTTTAGAGTCCGTTTCCATAATTTCTCCTATATGGTGTATACCTTATAACCCATGCCGTTCCTTCTTAATTCCTTAGTAAAGCTTTTGACTACTTCTTGTGCCATTTCTTTACCAATCATCTTTTGCTCGGCAGGGGGCGTAGGGCTTTTTTTGGTTGTTGTAAATCTTCGTGCAAAACTACCGTCTTTTCTTTGCTTTTTTCTGTCTCCTTGAAAATCCATACGCTCTGCCATAGAACCTTTGCGTGTTTCATCTCCTTTTATTCCATATTTAAATCCATTTTTATCTGCACTTATAAACTCAAATGATCTTTTCATCTCTCCTGATAAAGTCAAATTGACATTTGCACTACCACCTTGCTTCATTTTTTGTTTTTTGTAGGCTGGTGTATACGCTTTAAATGGCCTACCATGTTGGTCTAGTCCTTTTTTAAAGATAGAACGCTTATGTCTTTTTGCTACACTTTTACCTAATGCAGTAAAAAACTCCTTACTAAAAGAAAATGCTTTTTGAAAATTAATCATCCGTAATACTCTTCTAATGTTTTTGGCACTTTGAATGCCCTGCCTTTCTTCTTTGCCTTATCCTGCATACCTTGATAGGCTACTTTAGCTCTTTGCTGTATGTCCTTATTTTGCGTTTTAGGTGACAATGCGACCCATTGATGCCTACAATTAAAGCCACCACCATCTCGTAAAGCGCCTGGATATTTGGATTCTACTTGTTTTTGTGTCATCCCACCTTCTTTCAACATTCGAATACAGACAGGTCTGGTCTTAGAATCCATTGGGCCTTGATAAATCAGGCGTTGCTCTGGATTATCCTCTAACTGTAAAAGCGTAAGCGACCTAGAGTAAGTAGCCATTGAGGTCGTGATAATCGTGTCTACTTGATACGGTTTGATCGATAGGTCTCGCAGTAGCATTGCCCTAATGTCTTTTTGAGGCATTCTTTGTAGAACGCCTTGCACTAGAGATAACCTGACCCTTTCTCCAATATCATTTGCGTATCTTAAAATAGATGCCTGCTGCATTCTGCGAAGCGCTACTAATTGTGGTTCTGATACTTGACCGAAGAAGACTGCATCGTCAAGTAGTGTGTCGAATGACATCATTAAGCGATTGACCGCTTTTTGCATCTGGAGGTCAATTAACCAGTAATCAACCATAGTGATACCGCCTAGAATAATCAGTATCTCTTCTGTGGATAGCCCCTGCTCCCTTAAATTTTCTACATCTTCTGTGAATTGGTTTTGAGCCTCGGTAAGTCTTGACTCAAAATCCGCGACCGCTTGGTCGATCGTGCTGGATAAGGGCATTAGCTTTGCAGTCTATCTAAAAGCCTATTCCCTGATCCTTCGGAGTCGTCTACTTCTTCGAGTAGCTTTTCAGCATCCTCTGGTAGCATATCTGGATTCTTTAACATAAGATACGACTTGCGCGTAGCGAGCTTGTTCTGGAATAACCAGGAAAACATTTCGCGTTCTTCTGACGGTGATAGAATTTGTGGCTCTTCAAAGTCTACTAGATAGTCTGCACTTAATTTTTGACCTGTCTGCACTTCAATGATCCTGCGGTCAATATCATAGCGCTTATGCTCCCATGCTCTCCAAGTGTCTTCAATATTAGCTTGCACTTCGGAGTAGTTGTCAATCTCTTGTACTCTCAAAGCTTCTGCTGATTCTGCGTTACCATGAGAATCAATAAACTTTACCCTTAGTTGATTGTTGTTTAGGGTGGTTTCTACAAGATATTTAGCACCTTTGATCAAATCCTCAATACTAGCGCTCGGTCCTGTGACACCAAAGTTAGCGCCCTCTGGTAAATAAAGTATCTTATCGACACCCATAGAAATGCGTGAGCGATCATCTACGCCAGTTACAAACTTGACACCAATAGCACCCAGCCTAATGCACAACGATATTTCCATAGCTGCTACTGAAAGCGCTAGGTCAGCATTGACCACATCACTAGCATCTCCAACCCAAAAGTCTCGGATTGGAGAGTAGCGATGGCAGAAGGATACTGGTAAAATGCCGTAGGGATTGACATCCCCTTCATTAAATGAAAACTTGTCGCCATGAGAATCAATACCAAAGTGTTTACCAGGCATACCATCTCTGTCGGCTGTCCAGACAATAAATTCTTGTTTTGTGAGTTTAGACATTCCCTCGTTCTCGATTGCATAGATCACACCAAAAGGTTCTTTTTCTCCTGGCAGGAACAACGGTTCAAAGAATGGGAGTAATTCGTACTCGACCTTATTGCGCTTGTCGTTCCATAGACTACGGTAGGCCATCGTGCCTAATAAAAATGTAGTCTGCTCTAATTGCCTACGCTTAGAATTAAGGTCTTGTAGGTCGGCAAGTTCATTATAGCGTGGGTCTGCGCTAATACGAGGTGGTCGTTTATAGGCCTGTCCTCTAGCCTTGCATACGCGCCTTGTTAAGTTCTGCGTGTACGTTGGAACTTGCTGTAGGCTTTCTGAGCCAAAGTATTCTCCTACATAGTCCTTAATGTTAAACCCTTCGTAAAAATCCAAAAGGTACTCACGCTCTTTGGTGCGCCTTGTTTCTATATTGTTTAGATAATCTGCTAAACTATCTATTATAAGCTGTTCTGAAAGATCTTGTATTATCACCAGTCTATTACTCCTGCGGTTCTACTTTTAATTGGAAAAAGATTACACCAGAAATATCTACTGGCATCGCAGGCGTGGTCATTCAGTCCATCTTTTAGAGGTTCTTCTTTAAGTCTTTGGTCTTTCTTCTTCTCTGGGTAGCGGTAATTCTCGTAGCTCGAAATAAACTTTTCTGCTCTAGGGTCTGCGTAAAAGTGGGTATTTCCAGCAGCATCCTCAAACCAAGTACGCATATGACTAATGCCGTTTGGAATGTTACGAGAGACCTTATCTCTTCTGTAATCGACATTGATTCCTTTCTTTCTAAAAATCTCTATATCTCCGATTCCGCTCTGTGCTTGCACTCCCCCTCCTGCTGGATCGCCAAAATATCGGATAATTGGGTAGCTTTTTGCTCTAATCTTGTCTGCAAAGTCTTCGGTTTTGATGTTTTCTTCCCAAACTTCATCTATGAGGAATACTTTATCTTTATTTGGGTGTTGTTCGACTTGAAAAAATCCTGCTGCACTTGTGCGGTATCCAAAGTCGATACCCACATAGGTAGGAAGATCTGGGTTATACTTGAGTTTTTGGATGTGTATGGTGCGATCAAACGGAAACACCCTCCCTGAAAAGCTGGTGAATTGCGCTCCGAACTCTTGTTGCCATGTTTCATAAGTTAATGTCTTCTTTAATTCTTCAATGTCATCTTTGAAATACGGAGACTCCCAGCTTGGGTGCTGCCAGGAATCCCAGTCTGGGAACTCTTCTGACTTTCCGCGTTGCCATAAATCATATATCCAGTTGTATCCTTCTGGTGTTGTGGTAAAGAGCGCCCAGCCTTGTTTGTCGGCTAGTGTTGGTCTGAGATACTGCTCCCATACGATTTTCCTTATCTTTGCTGCTTCTTCTACTACTAAGTGGTCTATGCCATCTCCTACTAATGACTCAGGCCTGTCTGCTGACTTGACCGATACTTCGCTGTTTAAACCAGCTAGTTTCATATAATGTACCGCACCGCTAATCTCTTTCTTGTATGCGATCGGAAGTCTAAGCTTTGTAATAACGTCAACCTTGATTTCTCGCATGATTTTATCTGCTAAATCAAGTGTTGGACCAACTATCCATGTCCGAGTATTCGGAGTCAATATGTATGGCAAAACTTCTTTAGCCGCAGAATAACTTTTTCCTGATCTTCGGCCTTGCACATTCACCCTAAACCTTGCGGACGAATTATGCACCGATAACTGATTAGGGCTAGGCGAGTATTCTAGGGCTTTCCAAAGCTTCTGTTTGTTTAATACTTTTCTTTTCAATGGGTGAATCTTCGTAGCCACATTCTTTGAGTAATCCCTCAAGATTGCCTACTAGTTCCAGTTCATTACGGTCTGATTGACCTAAATATTGTTTTCCTAAAAATATTAACATTGCATTTGAGCCTTGCTCGGCAGTCTTCCATTGAAGCTGACGTAGCTTGATCTTCATGCTTTCTCTACCGCGCTCAAGCTCTGGCTTGAAGCGTGTGCGAATGGTTTGTTCATCGCAATTATGAAGCTTTGCTATTTCTACTGTAGAACAACCGAAGCTTGCAAGCATTTCTACTTTTTCAGCATCGATGTCTAGCTTGGGTCTGCCTCGTTTTTTCTTTTTATCCATAAGATTCCTATAGTCTTTCAAAAACTATTGATTAGACTACATCAAATAGAACCCAGCACTTGCGTATGGCTCTACGCCAGTAGGTTTTGGCTGATGATTCAGATATTTCCAGGTTTTCTGCTATGAGTGGAAAGCTATGCGATTTTAAGCGCATCTTGAAGACCTGAAGTTCACGCTCGGATAGACTGTCGTAGGCCTCATGGGCTGAAAGCTGCCAATGGCGCATATGTGGCTCGATGAGTCCAGAGCGGAAGATTGCTAGTTTGCGAAAGAACTCGTCACCGAGGTCGATGGATTCGATCAGTCTTTCGTAGTCATCTTCGGTGATTATTGGCCAGTCCATTATTGTAACATATGTTAGTGCTTAAAAATAAAAAAAAATTTTACACGCGAAGTATGTCGCAAGCAAAAATCTGTCCTTGTGGTTCGGCTTTATTGTGATTAAAAAGGCCAGATTTAATTTCAAATAGAATAATTTGTTCGCATACCATTGAGATAAATGTATTGTATCGGTATTTAATAGGCAATTTTAAACGTAAAAATCGTAAATACATTTAAATCGGTTAACTACATTTGATCGGACGCGCTCAAAAAAAACATATATAAAAGGTATTATATATAATTAATGTATAAATAATTGTTGCATATATTAATAATATTGTTTAATATTTAACCATCATGCACAATTAAATGAAAGGAATTAACATGAGGAAAGTATTAAAAAATCATTCTGAAGTGGCGCATTTCTGGGCCAATCAAGTCCAAGCGGAAGGCAGGGCTAGTCGTATGTTTTACGAAAATGGTACTATATATAGTTATGGTTACCATTTTCCAATAGCAAGGCATATAGATGATAATATAATACTATTTACTACTAGGGATTATTCAAATTCTACAAGCAAACATATTTCATACACTAAACAAGCTATTCCAAGCTATAATAATGTTATTTACGCTGATGATATTGAAATAAGATTAAAATCACCTAGCAACCATCTTCCAAATAAAACAATTCACGCCAATAATGTATTATCAATGTTAAATACCATTAAAAATAATCTTGATAAATCAACCAGAGCAAGATCAAATAAAAAGTTTTATTTGGCTGATGCTTCAAGCAATATAAATAATATGGTTAAATACATTGATTTATTTAAATGTAAATCAATTTTACCATATAAAACAAAAAAGCTAGTTAATGAGATATTAAACGGCAATCAATATTGTTTATTGGAATTAGCAGAAAAAGAACGCAAGGCTTTAAAACAAAAACAAGCGCTTTTAAAGAAAAAGGCTTTAAAGGACCTTAAAAAATGGCGTAATGGTGAAATATATGATTTACCATTTGGATTAAATAAGCGTTATTTAAGACTAGTCAATAATGAAGTGGAAACAAGTGGCCATATTAAGATAAGTGCTGAATTGTTTTTGGAATATTACAAGCGCTTAAAATCAGGATTTGATCTTACTGGGTTAAAAATAAGTCATTACAGAATTGACAAACAAACGGAAAAATCACTAAAAATTGGCTGTCATTCGATAGATATTGACGAAATTGAAAACATAGCAAGATTGTTAATTAATTAAATAAAAGGAAAGTAAATATGAAAAAATACTATAAAACACTAGCGCAAGCTAAAAAAGCTATTAAATTTTTTGGAAGTGGCTATAATATTTATGATTTAGGCAAGCATAGAAAGATAAAAAGGTTTTTTATAGGCACTCATTTTGATTGGTTAAATTTATAAATATAAATAAAAGGAAAGTAAAATGGACAAATTTAGACTATTTCAAGAGTTTATTACGCTAGTATTTATTATATGTACATGGCTATTTATAATGGTTTTTTTCAACATTTAAACAAGAACCTATATGCGATTATTTATTATAAAACTATTAATTAAAATACTATATCCAAGAGCTAAGAATATTACTATTGCTTGGAATAATGGCTTAAAAGTTAAAACCTATTATTAATAACTGATCTTTATATTATTTAACAAAGGGTAATAACTGATCTTTATATTATTTAACAAAGGGTAATAACTGATCTTTATATTTAAGATGGCAGGGTCATTTATATTTTTACTGACAGGGCCAAAAGATTTTAATAACAACGAAAGGAAAAAGTAAAATGAGTAAAGTAAAAGAAGATATTAATCTAGTTGCTGATTGGATAGTAAATGATTGCCATGAAACTATTGACGAGGTTCGTTGGCTTTTAAAAGAAATATTTATTAATGGAGATTTAATCGGAACTAAAGAATCAATTAGATCTGTTTATGATGGCGTATTTGAGTATAAAGAAAGTGAGGTGGAGTGATGGCTTTTAGTAAAATATTGACAAATTATGATGCTACAATTTATGGAATGATATTATCTATTCTTGCACCTAGTGATAGAGATGGTAAAAAAGCAATAGCAATAGCTGAAGAAATAGCTAATAGATGCACTGAAGAAGAGATTGATAGAGCTAAGTACCTAGTATCCAATATAATGGAGTTAGTGCAAATTGAAACTGCGAGGGTAAAGAATAACAAAGAAAGTGAGGTGGAGTAATGGAATTACATAATTCGTTTTTTGTAAAAGCCTATTTTGACATGACATCAAAGAGTGCGCTTGATGTAGTAAGTAATGCTAAATCAACAATTAAATATTTCGAAAAATTACATGAAATACTTGAAAAATGTGATAGTTATGATTGGAATGGTGAAGATAGTCAATGGATTCATGTATATGCTAATACTGATCATAAAAAGTTGAAAAAGATCTTAATTGAAAAATACTATTTTCAAGAGGAAGATGAGGTGTAGTAATCTTATATTACTACCAAAAGGGTTATTTTCTCTTAACTTTTTTATAATTAGCACCCTTAAAATTCCCCTTGCGCCTACGATTCGCTTCAGCCAACTTATGCTCATACTTCATAAGCAAGAAGCACTTGCGCAAACCCTCAACCTGAAGATGCTTGGACCAATTTAAGATAGCACCACATAAGAGCTTATCATTTTCATCTTTATAAGCCAACATACAATAATAATCAAGCTCTGGCCTACCTAAATTGCATTGATTATGATGATATTTATCGCTTAGATACTCTTTTATATTATCTGACAAAGGGTCAGTTAGTTTGAGATCTAACTTGTCTATAATACTACTCAAAGGGTCTTTTATATTATCTTTCACATGGTGTCTTTATATTTATATCAAAAGGGTTATGGTAATGATAGTTTGAATGATAGTTTTCCTTTATATTACTACCAAAAGGGTGAAAAATAGGGAGTGAAGGGGGTTTATTATTGATAGTATTGATAGTTTCAAGCCCCAAACTATCAAAACTATCAAAACTATCACGCCCTCCCCCAAACGCTTATTCTGTCTCATAAAAGGTCATTTTAGTCTTTTTATAGCGCCCATGAGACAACTTTTTCACTATCCCAACCGACACCATCTCCCCCAACCACCGATGCGCTGTAACTTCTGACACATTGTCACCCTGGGTATCTCCACAAACATTAAGCCACTCGTAAGTCTCAAAATCATTGGCCATTCTATCCAGGTGTTGTTCCCACTTCGTCTTACGAGGCTCTGGCACAACCAAACCCTTGATCTTATCGCTAGAAACCAACCCACCGCAGACCACCGCCACGCCACCTTGTGGCTGATCGTTTATCTCTATACCATAAATACCAGGGTTCTTCGATCCCATGCGACTTTTACCCACCGCATACAAACTAAAGTCGGCATTCGTCTTGCAAACCATCGAACAATATTCATACCACCAGTTAATCACACTTGACCCTGCCATTCTCTCTTCGGTTACTCCCTGATCCTGTGTATTTTTGTTAAAGTGATGAATAACCACCAGCGCAGCATCGCTCTGCCCTTTTAACTTCTCTATCTTACGCAACAAAGGCTTGATCTTATCCGCATCCGATATATTGCTTGCCCCAGAAAGCTGATATAAATTATCAATAATAATCACCTCTGGCTTTTGTATCTCCACCTGCGCCTCAATCAACGGAAATACCTCTTCAAAATCACCTGGCTTAGTAATTAACGTAAAATTCTCAGCGCACTTGAATTTATCAATAGCATGACCCACCGTCAGCTTCATAATCCTTGAGCGTGTTTCATCAATACCATTCTCAAGGTCCACATACAGCACCTTACGCATCTTCGGTATCTCAAATCCAATATACCCAGTCTTTCCTGCTGCGATCGACAACGCTGCCCCCAGGTATAAATAACTCTTCCCTGCCTCAAAATCACCGACAGCTATCGTCTTCTTGCGCATCGGAATCATATCCTTTACCGCCCATTCGACCTCACGATAAGGTGCATCCCAAATATCAAGGCCTTTTAGCACGCTTGTGCCGTTTTTAACCACCTTGTCATCGGTTACTTCGCCATTTCGTTGTAAAAAATCGGTCAAATCTTCCCCATTCTTCAATTCTATATCCGATTTTCTAGCTTTGGCCATTTAAAAGCCCTATCATCTTAACTTCAGCCCTCTTGCCTGCCTCATCATCATCAAAAATAACCGAAATATCGCTAAATTTACTCGTGATTACACCAATCAAGTCACTTGAGGGCGTACAATTTGCCCCATTATTGAAAGAAATCGCCTGCCTACCGCTACTGATCATCGAAATACAATCTTTTTCCCCTTCCACAACGTACAATGTCCGATTCCCCTTATATTTATGCAGCATATGCCAATACGGATACACAAATGTCTGCGCATGGCCTTTGACCTGCATACGTTTATGCCATTTTATATTCACCAGATCACCAACCGCATCAAAATATGGAAAAACAAAGCCATTATCCCAACCGATAAACAATTTTTTCACAATATCCTTATTCCAGGGGAGATCCTTGCAATATTTATCATAATTGAGTAGTAATTCGTCCATCGCAGCGTTGATCACATCAAAATATTTGATTGGCAATGAAGTCGGTGCTTGCCATGTCTTTTTCTTAATAACGACCTTATTGGCTAAATTTGGGGCTTTTTCTCCGACCATTTCTGCAAATTTCCTTATATTTCCCTTAACATTGCAGGCATGACAATAAAATACACCATCATCCCTAAAACTAAAACTTGGCTTTGTATCATCGTGAAAAGGACAAATGCCCTTATATTCTCCATTAGAACCACGCTTGATTCCTTGAACATGGCGCTCAAATAAATCAAAAGAGTTCATGCTGCTTAAATCTTTTCTCAGCTAATTTTATATACTCTGGATTTAATTCAATTCCAATCCACTTTCGGCCTAATTTCTGCGCCACCCAACCTGTAGTTCCGCTTCCAAAAAACAGATCAAGAACAATATCTCCTTCTCTGCTCCCTGCTTTTATACAAAGCTCTGGCAGCTCTGGAGGAAAAGTAGCAAAATGAGCGCCTTTGTAGGGTTTCGTAGTAATTTCCCACACCGATTTGCGATTAGCCATATTACTTTGCCAATCTTTACCACTAACTGCTTTCATATTGCCATTAGATTTGCTCGGAGTTGTAGAGCCTTTTTGATTCTCTATATCTTGTATCAGCCTTCTCATCGACTCATCTTTAAGTGGAGTCTTGATCGCATCTGCATCATAAAAATATTTAGCTGATTTACTTAATAAAAAAATGTATTCGTGTGCCTTTGTGCAACGATCTTTCACGCTTTCTGGCATAGGATTAGGCTTATGCCAGATAATATCTTGCCTTAAATACCATCCATCAGCTTGCAAGGCCAGAGCAGCTCTCCAGGGAATACCCACCAACTGCTTAGAGTTTGTGTAACTATCCCCCAAATTCAACCACACCGTTCCATCGTCTTTAAGCACTCGCCTGACTTCACGAAAAACCTTAACTAAATTCTCTACATATTCTTCTGGAGTGTCCTCTAAGCCAAGCTGTCCGTCAACATTGTAATTACGAAGTCCGTAATATGGCGGAGAAGTAACCACGCATTGAACAGATCCGTCATTCAAGTCTTTCAATCTATCCATAACATCACCTTGATATATACAATTACTCTCCAGCATTGCGCCTCTCCTTGCGCTCTCTTCTTTTCTTTGCTTTATATTGCTTTATCTCTAACGTCTTTTTGCGTTTTAAACGCTTACGATTCTTGGCCTCTTTATTTGGCACTATATTTCCTTCTGTAACTTATCAAGCTCCATACAACACTCAAATACTCTCCATCCCCAATCAAGCTGCGATTTCCCTACAAAGTGATGCGAGAATGCACCAGAGTTCTTATCAAGCTTGAGTATCATAGCCGACTCAATCTTCGCTTTAGGCTGCAATTCCAGATACATCTTCCGATAAGCTGCAAGTTGCGCTGTCATCTCTGGGTAAATCCCCTTACTTGTCTTAAAATCTCCTAAAACCAATGCGCCATTAATTCTGGCTATAAAGTCCGCAGTACCCCCTACCCTATATTTTTCCGACACCATCTTTAATTCAATGGCCTCATACTTAGGCTTAGTCATCTTCTCCCACTCAAGATAACCTAAAAAAGCATTCTCAGCCTTTTCTATTTGCTCTGCGGAATAATCATCTAGCTCAGGCTTTTCACCTTTAATATGGCTTTCGCACAAATAATGAGCTAGTGTACCAATAGCACCTGCTTCTTTCAGTACCGCATCAGGATCTTCACCTGCCAGAGCGGTCCTTCTCGCCCAAGCCACCAATATATTTTTATTCCATCCTAAGTTATTTAGAATAGTTGTGACACCTTTTGCCCTTGTGCCGTCTTTTAGCTTATACGCTGTGTGTGCTTTTGTCTTTGCCATTTACCATTATAGTCAGCAACCGTTTTTTAAGTCGCAGGCTATCCTTTCCTTCTTCTGTTCTTTTTTTGATTAAATTCTTATAGACCTCTACAATTTGATAGTATCTAACTAGCTTGGTTTCCAATTTCCACCCACCTTTTTAGTTGTTCACGCAATGCCTCATTCACAATGTCCGCAACTGATTTGTCTTTGATCGCGTGCTTAATTTTTATTGCTTTCCATACGTCAAGCTCTAATTGACAGGAAAATGCCTTTGTTTCCACATCAGGCCTGATAAAATCTTTATTAAAACTAGGTGTAAGTCTTCTGATTAGTTTTTCTTCAAGAGCTTTGGCTTGGTTGTGGTCATCAATTTTTTTATACTTTGCAAGATCATAGCTGATCTCATGCTTCTTTAGCCGACTAGGCACACTTGTAGAATAACCGATATAGATCAATTCATGGTCTAAGTAAAGTGCATAAATACCTGTAAAATTAACTTTTATCTTTGGATTAAACTTTCTCCACATTATTTCCCCCAGATTTGTTCTTTCACAAGTGTGGCCATAATACCATAATTGCTTAAATCTAAGAACGCATCTTCCAAAGGCTCATCATCAACGGCAGAACTACCTTTCCGCATAATTAAGTTCTTTGCTCGTTCTATTTTATCATTCATACGAAACCATATACCAGATAGCGCCATATGCACCTCTTCTGCTGTCTCTAGGTTCGTACCTACGGAAATATTACCGCTACCATAATCGTGTTGCTTTCTACAGAACAATTCGTACTGCTCTCGCTGTAGCTGCTTAAATCGCTTGGTCATTGCAGGATATTCTTTTTCCATCTTTTCTGTAATTTTTATCTTTTGTAAAGTTTCATCAGCCATTCAAATATCTCCATATTCTTAATAATGTTTTATTACCATTGACCCTTAAAAACCAATCCATGTTTTCTTTCTGCTTATCGCTGCGACCATCTCTGAAATAACGGTACAGGTATACAAAGAACCATCGTGTCATAAGTCATCCCCATAAACCTCTGGTATATCCGCTCCGCAGCTTTCGCATTCCCAACGGTCGGTTCTGTAATCATACCCATCCCATAAGTGAACAAGTGTTTTATGGCGGCAAGTTTTAGAAGTATGCGACACTTTATCTGAAGGTGTATTCCGAGGTATAAATGAAAGGATAGCATCGCACACTTCTATTAATACATAGGCGAGAAAATCAACAAGCCTTTGCCAAACCCAGCCTATCTTCTTTTTCTTCTTCTCGCCTTTTTCAGTTTCAGACCACATACGGTTAATTCCGAAACCAAATTGGGATGTGTGGCAAATCCACATCGTAATCTTTTTTGTTCATCGTATCCTGCATAGGGGCATCTTTTATTTTCTATAAGCGGACATTTTTCAAACATTCTACCCAATCATCAAAAGTCATACACACAAAAGTGATGCCCCTGTCTTCACGAAACATCACCACATCACAATTACCTAAAGAGAGCCATTTAGGGATCGTTTTACGTCTTTTAGCTTGCACCAATATATCATCCGCTTTGATATCGACATCAGGCGACTCCCCAAAACTGCGCCCATCCGATCCCCAGGCTCTTTTAACATCTTTAAAGCCAGCTTCTAGTAGCTTTTTTACAAGTTCGTTCTCATATCCTGTACCTTTTGCTTTGCTATTCACTTCTTCATCCCACTCTTGTTGTAGTTTTTGAATATGTAACTTGTTTTTACCGTCAAGTTTAGAACGGTAGATCTTCTTCATTATCTGACTCTTGCTTAGATTCTGTATGCTTGTTTACACCTTGCCCAAACTGAGGTTCTTTCTGTATTCTTTCAAATGTAGCCGATGATCCACTATCCTTTTTTTCTATTTGTATTTGATTAAGGTATACACTAACTGATGGAGTGTCGCCTTTATCAATAACCTTTGGCCTTACATATAGATTGACCTCATCTCCGCTCCAGGGATCATCCATAGTTCGCTGGCCATCTTTATCAAATACGTCTGGAAAACGCTCTATGCCCTCTAATACAAATAGCTTATTTTTAAAGGTTACATATTCTGGCCCATCTTTTAAATCACACCTTTTAATTTTACCACCAATTTCTTTTTTAAGGCCATTAACCTTATCTACGCCAGACTGTTTAACAATCTCATTAAACATTTTTTGCAATTCCTTAGTCCATTCCACCATAACACTATGACCAGAATTATAAACTAAATCTGGCTTTGTAATATGTGAATATTTAACTACTAAATTATCAAGTTTCATTGTCTGAAACTTTACAGGGTTTTTCATTGTACCTGTTTTCTTATTTACGGCCATACTATACTCCTATTGTTAATTAAAACCATTACTAGCATTGCAATAATTATTATTTCTACGCAATACTCTCTTAAATACCAAAAAAAATCTTTCAATCGATCACCTCATATTCTACGTTCATTGTATCAAGCTTTCTACATATCTCAGTTATAATATGGTATCTATGTACTTCTGATTGGGTAATGATGTCGAAAGCATCAGATGACATAGGGTCAGAAGGCTTTGTATGACGAAAGGAAGCGCCTAGTGACCCTATGTAGGAGAGAACGTCTTTTTTACTAAAATGTTTATTCTTGATTAGCTTGACTTGGCTCATGGTATGTGGAGTACCTCATGTTATAAGTTAAAATTCAATTCTATATAGATCAAATAAATACCTCATCGCGAGTGACATCTATATTAAATTTTCGCAACGTAAAGAAAATCTTGTCGGCCTGATAATCTTGTAACCTACGCTTACCATTTACAATTTGATGTAGTAGCGTATGGTTAATGTCTGTTTGCCTTGCCAGCCAAAATAATGAGCGTTGGACATTAGGCCTTGTTAAAACCTCTTTAATCTTCGTTTGAGGTTGAATTGGTGTGTTAATTTTAGGTCTTCCCATTAATATATGTTCCTGTTTTGGTTGCATATGTTATTACAATTATTATTTAAATGCAAATGCTTTTTTTACAAAAATATAACTTGCATAAATGTAATATGTGTTATTACTTTTTAATATGAAAGATGAAAGGATTTAAATAAAATGGCAACAATCACCAAATTAGACAGCGATAAATACTTAATTAAATACATTCCAGAGGGATACAGGGATCTGTATAAGAATCCCTATAGGTCTATAACTATTATTGGCAAGGATCAGGCCAATATTATATATAGAGATGCGCTATTGGTGGAAGAAAGAGACAGGATTAACAGCAGGCTTAATGGAAAGATTAGTTCTGTCAATATTATTATACCAGAACTTAGCATCGGCACTCTATTTAAGGCCTTTACAATTAACGCGATACCCTATAAGCAATACGCAACTAGAACAATTAAGCGCTATATCGCATTAATGAAAAAACTACAAGATGATTTAGGTAGTGATTTTCATTTTAGTAAAATTGATTATGAGTTTTATTATAAGCGCTACGGTAATCCAAATAAAAAGAATTCTGGTATAACTGCACTTCGATGCTTAAATCACATAGGCAACTGGGCTAGAGAACAGGTTTCTGAGGGCAAAATTAAGGGTACAATCAACGCAAAACCGATTAAGCTACCTAAGACTATAAAAAGCAAAAAGAACGCCTTAAAACAGCATCAATTAGATCGTATATTTAGTCACCCAGACATCTGCCCTATTACTAAAAATATTATTGAATTGTATATATTGACTGGATGTCGGATAAGTGAGTTGTGTAGGCCTGATTTCACTTGGCAGCAAATAGATGAGATAGAGGAAGTTGCTTATATAAAGAACAAAGGGCATAAGCGTGAGTTTGATGAACCGCTTGAGATTCCGTTCCTTAAAAACCATCATTTAAAGCTGTTAAGAAAAATCAATGATCATTTTAAGCTTATACATGATGAAGCTGACGTATATCCCATCCCTATCAGTCAAACGCGCATTCGCAGTAGAATAACTGTAGCGAGTAAAGTATCTGAAATACCATTTACACCTCACGACCTTAGAGATACCTCTGCAACTATATTATTAAGGGAATCAGGAAATATCTATGCGGTTAAAGAGCATTTAGGCCATGCGAATGTAAAAGATACGGAAAATGCCTATGCAGATTGGATTAGAGATGATAAGAAGAAATCATCAGAGATGATCGTTAATTCATTCTATAGTTAGCTTAACTGCTCTGTAAGTTTAATTGTAGTATCGTAAACACCATAGGCAATCTCTTTAAACCGTAGGCTATCATCACTCATCCGCACATAATTATAAGAAGATCCATCGTAATATAAAAACTTATAATGTGCGCCATCGACTGCCTCGCGCATTGCCTCAAGGCTTGTTTTATACGTTGAACTACAATGCCCCAGGCTAAAGTTCCAAAACTTCTTACCACCATGTCTTTGATTAGAGAACTCATTGCCACCGTGACTGATCATCAGGTCATTGCCGTAGTTTATACCCTCAGCGCCAGTTAGCTTAACATTGGTTAGGTCAAGTTTTGTACCTAAGATAACCTCAGTAAGTGTATTATTAGCACCAGCGCTTTGTCGCATATAGTAATAGCGAGTCGCTGGGGAAGAACTGCTGACGGTTACACCAGTCCTAACGGTCCACCCAGCACTTACCGTAGCCATACTAGAGCCTGTAATACCTGTATTATACGCATTTGAAGTAGCGCTATCGCTAGCATACCAATCTAAATCATCAGCATCTTCGGCTGTGCTGTATACAGCTATACTATCAATCGTATTACCAGAGGCCGTTAAGTCAAATTGTACGGTGTCGTATTGCGCTGGCATTCCTGCTGCGGTAGCGATTGAAACATCGGTTAGTCTAGTCTCATTGGTTGCGGAAGTTGCATCAGCAGCAAAGTCGTTAGTACCACCAGTCTGATCGCCCCCTACTGGGTCTGCTGAATAAAGATTTGCGTTTGGATAGATAAAATATTTGGCCATTAGGATACCTTTATAATTTCCATTTTTGTATTATTTGGATGTTTTTCAATTTTTGTTACCATATAGTAATCAGTTCCCATTGCTGTGCCATATATTTTAATATTTGAATCCCAATTTGAAAACTTTACTATATCACCAATCTCAAGGTGATTGTATTTAGGCCTAGAGCATTTAAAATCAATAACAACTTTACGGTCTTTCATTAAGTATAAATAAGCTTCAGCAAGTTTTGTAGCCGTTGTAGAATCTAATATTTCATTAGCATCAAGCATAAGTTTTAACGTATCGTTAAAACCATTAACAGTCGTTCCTTGTGACGTAGAGTCTGTAGCTGTAGCTGTCGATTTATTACTTTTACCAGCATAATCGTGATTGTATTTTATTTCTATTGAATTTTTTACGCTACCTATAGATGTTTGAGATATGTTGCCTAAAACAATATCATTAAAATCAATAATTTGATCTTGGGAGGAGTAATCATCTTTTTGTCGTAATGTCTTAATTTTAATCTTACTATCGCCTGATATAAATATATAGGAAAAGCATAAAGAACCTAAATGTTCAATTAAATCCTTAGATGGTATAAATTTATGCTGTGAAAAAGCAAATTTAATATCACCGACCGCATCTGCAAAATATTCTCCTATATATCCATTAGATGTGTTCCCTGATGTATCAAAACTATCATAATCTATTTCACTACTTGTTAGAGATAGCTCGCTACGCAAAATATCTTCAATCATAAATACAGGATTTTCAATTAAATCATTTTCATTATAACCTTGATTTCTTGAATTAGCATCTATCCAAGATCCATACTTTCTACCTTTACCGCTATAATAAACATAGTCAATCTTAGCAGGAGTGCTATAAGTAGCTGTTCTTACTTTCATTGTAGACTTTGCAGGAACAGAAGTTTGTATAGGTGGCCCATGAGGTTGTATTACATATCCGCTTGTTGGATAAAAATGTTCATATTCTTCCACTACATCGTATTGTTCAATTTCTTCAGATGTTATGTCTATTACAAGCCCAGCTTCATATATTTGAGCAGAGTGATTTGTGTTGTCTGAGCCACTTCTAAGGCTAAATTGTATTGGACCTTCAAAGTCAAATGTAGTTGTTTTGCCGCTATATAAACTACCAACTGCGGTTTTTGTTACTGAGTTATCACTAATTGTATCATGGTCTTCGTTTACTGAATTAGCTGTATACCTAAAAGTTTCTCCATTATCTCCTTCAAAATCAGAATTTGTACCCCATTTAACTAACACCGAGACAGCGCTATAAGTGCCTATACTATTTACTTTAGGCACAGCAAATGTCATTGTTGCTACAGAGTTATTTGTAGTTCCGCTATTAGCAGCCCATGAAGCGTAGTTAGAAAAAGATCCATCTCCAATCCTTTCTTCATCAGAAACAGCATAACTACCAGAGCCGCTTTCAGATGCAATATTAGAAGTGCTAATTGGAACATAAAATGATGCCCCTGCTCCAGAAAACTCAATAACAGGATTTCTACCAGTAGCATTTACCGTTCCTGTCATAGTAGCATAAGTATTGTTTGAATAAATATACACATTTTCATTGTCTAGCGTATGTATAGCCTGGCTATCTACTGCTGCTTCAACGGCAGCCTCTTGAACATCAAATTTGTCAGTTATTATTGCTGGAAAAGCACCTTTGTAAAAATTATAATAGCTATCAAAATGTGTTGTAGGAATTGTGCCTATATCTGTTTTTTCATAAAAATCACCATAAGCCATTGGTATCGGCTTACCTATATTGTTTTCTGGTGCATTTGTATAAGTTCCTGCTGCAACTGTGTTTTTAGGAATTAGATTATGATATTTTGAAGAATTATCAAATAAAGTTATTGAAACTAATCGATCATCGTAACTGATATTACCAGCTATGATTCCGCTACCGATCATCCTTTCTGCATCATCATAATTATTTACAGAGTCAGGTTCATTAGTATTTAAAAACAATTCCCATTTTCTATTTGAAAAGTTTTTAGTAGCAAATAAATCAGAAAACCTACCGTTGTTAATAGTTCTATCGGTATTTATTAACTTTAGGGATATGTTTGAAGTAGATGTATGAAAATTAAAAAAATCTAAAGATTGTATATGTTTTCCCCATGAAGATACTATGCCATAATATTCATCTGATCCATCAATCCTTGTAACATCACTTACCCCTATAAAATTAGAAGCGCTAGTATCATCGTTGTAATAAAGTTTTAGCACCCAAAAGGCTGTCGTACTAGCTTTATTTAACCTTGTAGTTAATTCGTCATCAAAATTAAGCATTAATTCTTGCGCCTGACGTTAGTGCGGTGTTAATAGCAGGGATTAATTCATTTCTTACATAATCATCCTGAACTACTCCACCATTTATATTAACTATCACGCTTGATGCTTGGCCTGACTCATTCATTTGCGTAAGCGCATCAAGACCTATAGATTGAGCAGAATCTCTTTTTATAATAAACTCTCCAGCCTGGGCTAATATCGGTACGTTATCCCTGCCATGCACAACACCACCACCAGCAAACTTTTGTACTGGGCCACCATCGTGTGCAATTTTTGGAAATAATCCAGCTAGTAAATCAAAGCCAAGCTTTCCTGCGCTAAGTTTATTAGGTGAAAATAACTGCAATATAGCAAAAGAAGCGGCTTGCGCGGTTAACTCTGCTGCTATAGCTCTTAAAGAATTTGTTACTGCTGTTCCTAATGACTGTCCATCAACAACGGCTCTAGCTAGTTGATCACTAAATCTTCTAAAAGCTTTAGCTCTAGCGTGTATAGCATCAAGCTCTATACTGTTTCTTTCTTTCTCTGCTTCACCGTTTGTTTTTGTTAAATTTGCTTCTTCTTTTTTTAAGCCTATAAGAGTTTTTAAAATTTCAATTTGTGCTAAAATAAACTCCCTGTTTTGCTCATTGATTTCCATACTAAAAAGATTATCTTCATTTGCTTTTTTTGTTTTTTCACCAAAATCTTCTAATGCTGTAGTTGCTGTATTTATTGACAGCGCTGTTTCTAATAGGTCTTTTGATGTTCCTCCTGATATTTCTTTTAAAGTAATCATGCCATCTGAGGTTTTATCTATGTCACCTGTAAGATGTATTATTTCTATACCAACTGTTTTTGCAGAGTCACTAAATGCTTCTACTTCTTTTGTCATAGTTAGAGCTGTAGGCGCGGTAGCTTTTAATTGTTTTTGCAATTCTTTTAGCTTATCTGAAAGTTGTTTTACGTCAAAATCCTTAATGCTTTCTTGAAACTTAGCCATTGGGGCTTCAAGCAAACCCTCAATACTTTGCTTAAACTCAGGTGAGTCAAATTCTCCTTTAAGTTCTTTTAAAAATCTCGTTGCAGCTTTAGCTAAGTTTCCTATTCCCTCAGTTGCTCTTTTTATAGAAGGCATTAAAGTATCACCAATTTCAACAGAAAGAAGTGTAACTGCATCCTTCATGTTGCTAAATGCGCCTTCAAAAGTTTGAGACAGCCTATCGGTACTTCCTGCAATACCAACAGTAGGATCTTGTAATGATTTAATTAATGCTTCTCTAAACTCTGGCAATGTGGTTTTTGATAGGTCTGCAAGACCTTGAGAATCTTTAATAATATTTAAGATTCCACGCTCTCTTAGAATATCGGCTGCTCCAGCGCCTCCAGCGAACGCTCTTCCGAAAGAGTTTGCAGCTTCGGTAGCTGTCGTACCCATAAATGCTGCAAGGTCGGTGATTTCTTTTAACAGCATTTGTGAATTTGCACCAAAAGCTTCTAACTGCGCTCCAGCATTAACTACGTCATCTAATGTAAATGGTGTGGTTGCAGCTACATCGTTAAACTTGCTAAAAGCTTGCTCTGCCTTTTGAACCGAGCCTGTTAAACCCACAAGCCTTGTTTTTACAGACTCAAATTTTGATGCGTCTCTTATAAATTTTCCAGTAACCTTACCAGCAGCACCTATTGCAAATGTATAAAGAAGTATATTATTTCTTAACGCACCTATTTGCCTTCTTAAACCAGATGTAGTACCTCTAAGTTTTTGATTAGACTTCTCATAGCCCCTAGTGGCCTTATCAGCTCTTTGAAGTTGCTGTTCTAGGTTCGTAAACCCCTTAGCTCTGACTTCTATTACAAATTTATTTGCCATTATTCATTTCCCTTGATCTTTTTTCACAAGCGGTAAGCTCTTCACTAATAACACGAAAGATGTCAATCGTTTTTGCATCGGCATTATATAGGGTGTCTGATAGCGGTAAGTTAAATTTATTAGAAACAAAGTAATCGTCTATATAGCCCTCTATCTCATTGTCTAAAAAGAACTTAGGGTTGCAAAAGAAATTAAGGTTGTAGTAAAGATTTTGACCAATAGAGAACTTATTATGCTTGTCCTCTGCTATAATACGAGCGCACTCATCCCATATCTCATCTTCTGTAAATGTGATTATCTTGCCCAGAGTAGGGCTTTGAGCTTCGTAGGTAGTGACTTTAGTAGGATAGAGGCTATTCCCCCATCCAAAAAAGTTAGCCCAAGTTGAAATTCTTACTTTGCAGTTTTTTTTTGATCTAAACCCTTATAGTGCATATAGACATCATTTAATACCTCGTCTATCTGTGCATCATCTAATTTTTCTAGGGTTTCTTCTGGATTGGAAAAGGCTTTTTCCATACACCAGTTTAACAGATCAAAATAAGCGTCTTTTTCGATGGTGTTTTCATCCCAAAACACCTTCATCTCCAAACGATGAAGTTCTCTACGCTCACCAAAAGTGATAGGGCGAATCTCAAATTCACCATGCTTTGTTTTTATCATATTTTATCAGGTTCTAATAGCGAGCATAGCATTTGTTGAAGATGCACCAAATTTAACGGATACATCATACATCATTGCATTGGCCTCGTTATAGGATACATTGGTAATCTTACCATAGCTTCCTATAAAAGCAAAACTAGAGGCACTTCCTATCGTTGCGTGATTAGCAAGGTTTGATATAACCGTAGTTCCAGCTTTCATTGTCGTTGGAAATTCTGCGGTTTGATTATCGTACTTGACAGTTGCATCTAGTGTTGCAGCTAACTCTGGTACTGCTCTTACAATCGCTTCTGGGTTTCCGTTGGCATCTCCTTGACCAACGTACTCAGAAGGATTTTCTAAATTAAGTGAAAAGCTTTGAATCACACAGTCTTCAGCGCCAGCAATCGTCTTTTTTGCTGTTCCTGCTAAAGTTGCTAGTGAATAATAGCTTGTTCCGTATGCGGAAGGGGAGGATGGTGCTGCTTGGGTAAAGCTTGAGATAAAGCCAGTACGCGCTGTAGCTGTAAAGCGCAAGCGACCTGATTCATTGGCCATATCGCCTGAGATAGATAAAGAAGTGATCGTACATCCTGGGAAAATGATTGATCTGTTTCCACCAGAAGTTGCTGGTGCTATTACTGCGATGGTAATTGTTTTTTGAATAGCAGAAGATGCTGCGGTTTCTAATTCTGGCGGTGTGTAGTTATAAGGAACAGTTACTACATCACTTGACTCTGCTATTCCTGCACAGTTTTGCACAAGTAATGGAGCTACTGTCGTATCAAACACTCCAGAAAATGTTATTTCTTTAGTAACACCTTTCTCATCAATATGTGCATCATCAACATCAAAAACCCTACCACTTGAGCCGCTTCTGGTTTCAAGCACTTGGGTCAGATTAAAATTAGGCATTTCAACGCTGTCTACATTGACAAGTTGCATTGAACTTACTACTGCTGTTCCAATGTTCGATTCTGCTACAATCGCTAACTGAAACTCTTTCGGTGAATAGGCTGCTCCGTCTAAAGCCATTACTTAGACTCCTTCTTACTGGATGTTACTTTTTCTAAAAAATCTTTTGCTGCTTCTGGCACTTTATCAAGTTCAACTGTTTCTCCTCGGTTAAAAGCTTCCCAGTCTTCTCTAGCTAAACCCTTGTAACTGTCGAACTGATCTATAAATTTATTTGACTTATATTTTGCCATCATTAATACCTTAATCGTTTACGCATATACTTCTTCAACTACACATAAGAACTCCATACTACTTGAGAGGTAATTAGAGTTCTCTCTTTCTAAATCATAGTTTACAGATTGCAATCTAGCATTATGCCACTCGTAGCTATAATCAGCAGGATACGTTGTAAACGCTTTACTATCTGAAGTAATAAAAAACTGATCGGTGCTAGTGATTAAAATAGGTCTTTTTAAAATACGCAATTCTTCCGAGTCGCTAGTTAAGAAATTATTACCACCAGAATCGACAAAGTATAGAAAATCATCAATGCTTGCTACATTTACCCTAATAATTTCCTTTAGTCTCTCTACAATGTTAATACGGCTGTCTAAACTGCGATTTTTGACGTATCTACCGCGTTCTTTTTCATTATAGGTGATAAGTATCGAGTATTCACGAATCGCGCCATCTGAGCGTAATTCAATGATTTCATCCCTTCTAGGCGTTAAATGAAAGAACGAGTTTCCTCTGTACACACTATCATAGCGTATAGGAATATTGCGAAATTCTTGAGCAATCAATAGTCTCAAGTTATCCAATACGTTTTGATTAAATGTTTTATTGTAGCTGATCATATCAATACATTGCAGTTAAATAAAAGTTCTACCACTTGATATGCGTTCTCTGCATCTTCAAGCTCTGGCTCATAATTAACAAAAGTGATGACAGCATCATTCCATTTATAGCTAGATGAGGGGCTGTAGTTTGAATTATTGCCAACCAGTCGCTTTATTCTATCTGAGTAATTCATTAATTGTTCTAAATTGTTTCTGCGTGAGTAGATTCCAGGCGTACGTCTGTATATTCGCATAAGTACACCGTATAATCTAATCTGGTCTTCTGTGGTAGGTTGATCTAGTTCGTCTTGTACTGGGATAAATCGCAAAAAGAAATTTCCACGATTCTTGAAATCAATGTCATAAAATACAGGTAGCTTATTGAACTCACCCTTAATTAGTGATTCAAGTGGGTCAATAACATTGTCTTTAATAACTGCGGTGTATTGGGTAGCCACAAAACTCTACTTACGCCTTTTAACGCGCACTTTCTTTTTCTTTTTCTTCTTCTTTGTAGCGTAACCGTAACCTTTGCCTTTTGGCATATCTTATCTCCTAGAAATTTGTTCTGATTTTACTTCGCCATGCTCTTCTGGTAAGCCCATGACTATAATGCTCCACGCATCGTTGGTCGTATAGACTCCTTCGCCAAAACGTATATACATTCCGTAGGCCAAGCCTTGATAATCGCCATTGATTTCTTCTGACTGTATCACTTCTTCCATCGCTAGTCCTTTGTCGTTCTTAACAAAGACACTATACTTAACGCTGGTGTTTTCTGTTCCTGCTGTAAACGTACCGCCTGCGGTGATCTTGACACGAACATCGTCATAGTCTACGGCTGGTAGCGCGATTGACTTTGTGTCTAAAATACCACCAGTAGTATTGGCATTAACAGCTACAGGTACAATTCTGCCTTCATTCTTTTCATAGCTAGACTCATGCCATAGTGCATATTCGCCTCGTTTTAATAAGTCAAGCATACCATCACCATCAGGTGAGATATAGCGCTGCTCTACTTCTAAAGCTCTTTCAGGATCTACAGGTCGCATCAATTCAGCGCAAGCTAGTCCTGCATTAGCGCTAATCAATACAAAATCATAATCTCTGCTTGCAGCACCCTGGTCTTCTGATTTTGTACGTTTAAATATTGGTCTATTGATATATGAGCGAATACGATCTGCCTGCTCATTTACTACGCGCTGTTTGACTGTAGCCCAGTCTTCTCCTGCTTCATAGGTTAGGTTATCTGGGTCTACTGAGCTGTATACATACAGAGCATCTTGCGCAGAGTCGTAGTACGCATCATCTGAAGAGTCTACAGCTCCAAGTGATGTCTGCATATTCATCTCTTTACCGTCAACATAACTCATACTTACATAGCCTGAGTTATAAGCAGCGTATACGTTTGTTGAATAGCTTTGAAAGTTTTGTATTAATCTTTTTCGATCGTAGTTATCAATATTTGGTTCAACACCTTGAAGGTCGGTATTAATATTACAAAAAGCCTCAAGTCTGGTAGCCATTATGCAAGTCCACTTTGTTTACTGTTAATAAGTTCTTGTTCCTCTACGGATTCAAACGAACAGACAATCTCTGGCACATCTAATGTATCGATCATCGCCAGTAGGTTTGCAAGTTTTTTAAGCGCTTTGATGGATGTTTCGGTTTCAAAGTCTTTTTGTATTGACCTGCTCAATAATCTTATTGCACGAACCTCATCCATCATTATTTGCATTCTTTCCGCTAAATCCATTACTTAAACCCTTTTCGACTACTTAGCGTAGCCATTTAGTGACTTGTTCGACAAACTCATCTGCATCGCCTTTACCACCAGCGTTGTAATAATCTTTCCAGTAATGCGACATTCCTTCTACGCTGCTAGGCATACGTTTAGGTACTCTCCAGTATTTAATACGACAATGCACTATGCCTGCTGCAATATTCTTTTCTAATATCTCAGCCCAAACCTTATTATCGTAAGTTTGCCAATACTTCATATCAACCAAACTGGCATCAGCGCATTTTTGCATTAACTTTGGCCTATGTTTTAAGTAGTGCATACAATTATCTACGGCTGTGGCTGGCTCTACTTGAAAGAATGATTTAGCTGGACCATCATTCATTTGTGTAATGTATTCATAACGCGACTCTATTATGCCTGTGGCTAGTACCATATCTACGGCACTATCTGAAGCATACTTCTTACCCATTGCGTTACAAGTGCGCTGTATAATTGAGCGCATTTGCTTTATGCTAACCATTTAAAAGTTGTTTTCAATAAATGGCTTTACTTCATCGTTCCATATTTTGTCATCGTCTTTGCCTCTGCTTTGCTTGACTGCAAAGTCACCAATCATAATCATAAGCTTCTTCATGCCATGTTTTCTTACAAGTCTACCTACTAATCGTTTAAGCATATTATTTACCTGCTACTTTCTTGATACTAGACCATACGACATCTAATAGAATATCGTCTTTGTCTGTAGGGCTTAGTTTTACTAATTTTTCACATACCATAAATCCTAGCAAAAACCATTCCCAATGTTGTGTAAAGAATTCCATAATTAACTCACTCCTTTTAACCATGCAAAAAGACTACTAAAAACAAAAGTAATCGTGGCCAGTATCCCTGCAAACCAAGATTGTTTATTCTCTAAAGCTCGCACTCTGCCATTTTGCGCTTTTATGTCTACTCTAATTTCTTTTGTAACCTCAAAATGAGCCTGGTGCTTTTCTTCCAGTCTCGTTAAACGGTCAAGCATTTCATCGCGATACGCATCTAGTTTCATTTTGTTGACTTTCTACGCTGCTTAGAACCGCGACCGTTACCAAGTTTTGCCTCAATATAATTTAATTGATCTGTAAGTTCGTCATTTAACTCTGCAAACTTTTCAATCATTAAATTCTTAGAATCAATAAGTTTTATAATGATTTGATGTAAGTCATCAATCTTTTTATTTAACTCAGATGTCATCCATTTGAATGTCATCCATAATATTCCTGCTGCTAATCCAGCAAAACCTACTTCGGTCCAATTTTCCACTATATCTCTTTTCTAAAAACAAGGGGGAGACTAAGCTCCCCCTTTAGGTTGTTATGCTTCTTCAGTTTCTAAACTATTTTTTAAGCTAGAAACGAAGCTTTGTCTACCCATTTCCATCTGCTGTAGATTGAACTTTGCGTTGTCAACCTTGCGATTAAGGTCATTGATATGAGCGACCATTACCTTTTCTTCGTCTTTCATATCATTGATCTTATACTCTTTTTCATCGAGTACAAGAGTTGGTTCGTTTTGTTTCTCTTTTTTAGCCATTTTAAACTCCTGTTTATTGTTATTTGAAAATGTTTACTTTTTCCATTAGAGTTTTATTTTTTTCCTCTAATTCTTGTGTACGCTTCGCTTCTATTGCACTAATACGACCATTTAGGTCGCCTATATCTTTTTCAATTATTTCTATATGTCTTTGGTTATCTGCCATACGCTTCTGGGCTTGGTAATAACTGCCGACAATAATTGTAACCAGCACCACAATCTGCACGAGCCATTTAATATTAATCGTGATAGCAAGGTCATCATTCAGGTTTGCCATTTATATTAAACTCCGTTGTGTCTGGTGGTAATTCTGTTTTAATTCCAATTCTTTCTTCAAACTTATTTACAGCAGGTTCTAGCGTGCCTTTTGCATCCGCAATTACAATCACAATCGCAGTCGCGCATAATGTATAAAACCATGTCATTTCTTTCCATCTCTTAATCTCATAATCTCTTCTTCAATTCTTCTAATTTTTTCATCTTGTCTAACATCACTTGGTATTGGTAAGTCTTGCATCGCTTTCATTTCTTCAATAGAGGTCTCATTCCCTTGCGCTTGATGCTCTAAAAAACTAATTCTAGTATTTAGCTGTCCATAGCCCCAGACCATTGCAGAAATAAAACCCACCGCTTGTATTAACATTGGAAGACTAATATTGAAACTAGAATTTTCTCCTATAGGTTGCTTATTTGTCATAATAACACATAAAATAAATAGCAGTCGCAAACACACAAAGTGCTATTGCCTGTAAAGCTATTTCATTCATTTTTTGGTCTTGGTCTTGGCTTTGGCTTTTTATTAATAACAATACTTTTAGTATAAACAGGTTTTATATGCGGTCTTGTTTCCCAATATCTATAATCATCTGTATTCCAGCCAATCGCTATTGCATTTGGATAATATCTATGTGCAAAAGCATCTGATCTGTACACCTTGATCACCCTGCCGCTATCAGAATAAGTTATAATCTCAGATGGTATAGGTTCGCCCATATCGCCACTAAGAGCATAGCCTAAAATCAATCCTAGCATAAACTGTATCATTAATTACTACCGTTGTTTATGCGTTGTGCGTCTATATAGAGCTTATTAAAATCCATTGCAGTAGAATCAAGTTGTAGCTGAATCAGTTTAAATAAGCTATCCACTTCAAATGCGTTTCTTGTTACCTCTGCATTTAATTCATCTCTGGTTTTACCAAAGTAAAATTCATCTGCACAACTAATAGCTGTAAAGACAAAAGCAAGAGTAAATGCAATAATTACCAGCACATTG